AAGCCGGAGGTCGTGATCCAGTTGCCGGAAATCGTCAGATCGCTGCAAGCCAGATTGAAATCGTGGCCGGCGCCGTCGGATTCGACGTTCTGCACGGATATTCCCACGCCGGTGCAGTCTTGCAAAAAATTATTGCGCGCCATGCAGTTCTGGCCGCCGCCGATATTGATCCCCGATACGGGTCCATCGACGTAATTATCCGAAACATCCGTATAAATCGAACCGCCGCAGTCGATCCCGAACGCGGACGCGCCGGTGATCATATTACCGGAGACCCGGCAATAGCTTGTATCGCACAGAATGCCGGCACCCGCCGCGAAGGCCGAGCTGTTATTCGCGCAAAGGTTGCCCGTCACCAGAATATTTCGGCCGGAGATATAAATCCCGTAATTGCGGTTGGAGTAGCAATTATTCGAGGCGATCAGCGCGCCCAGAATGTCCGGGTTCGCGTTGCCGTAGATGACGTTGCCGTTGTTATTCGTCGTATTGAAATTCCCGACAATGATGCCGCAGATATTGTTCCAGCAGGTGTTGGAGACCACCTGCAGATTGCGCACTTTCAGGACAAAATTCGGATCCTGGCTATCGACATAAATGCCGTTGCCGCCGTTGTCATGCGCCCGGCAATTGGTGACGCTCAGAGCGTCGGTGGCCATCGCGTACAAACCGTGTTCCGCGTTGCCGTAGAATTCGCAGTTGTCGATGTGGTGCTGCGTGATCGTCGGATCGCTCGCAAGATAGGTGATGCCGGAACCGTAGGCGCCGCCTTCGGCGTTGCGGAAGACGCAGCGGGTTATGACCGACTTGGTGCAACTCGCCTGGATCGCCACGCCATAAACATTGCTTTTGATCGTGCTGTTCGCATCAAACGTGATCCCGTCGATGATCACGGCCGCGCTCGAAAAACTCAACCACGCCGCCGGACTCGAGGTCCCCGATTTTGACTGGGACGGCCGCGTCAAAATGGTCTGCCCCGGCACGCCGAGCAGCGTGCACGACGCTGCCGATATGTCGCACTCGCCGACGATGGCATAAGTGTTGGCGCCAAGCCGCACCGGATTGCCCGAGGCGATCGCCGCCAGCAGAGCCCCGCTGTCATCGGTCGTGCCGTTGCCGACCGCGCCAAAATCCTCGATCGAAACAGCGTTCATCGCCAGCGCCGCGAGCGTTCTGGTCGCGGTGCCCTCGGTCGCCTTGGCCGTCAGCCCGCCACCGGGCAAACCCGGAACGCCGCCGATGCCCGCCATGAAATTGGCGTAACTCACGCTCACGTTGCTGCCGCCTTGGCCGATCGGCACCAGGTCAGACGTGGCGGGGGTGTTACCGGTCGGCAGGCCCGGGATGCTGAATGGCGTGGCGTTGGCGGAAAGCGTCGTGCCGGTCAACGTCAGATTGGCGCCGATGTTCACCGGCACCGGCGCGCTGAGCCCTGGATTCACACCCGCCAGCAGCGTGTTCTGCGGCACCGTGATCGCGAGCTGCACGCCGGATAGGATCTGCGCGCGCGTCGCCGCCAGGGTCTGGTCGTTCTGAAAGATCGCCAGCAAATCCGAGTCCGAAACGGAATTCGCCAGCGGCAATTGTCCGATCGTTGGCATGTTATGACCTCTAATTGGTTGTGAGTGCTGCTCCGGCCGAATTGGTCAGCGGTTGGCCGCCGGATGTCGTCAGCGCGTCTTGCGGCACCGTGTTCGCGCGCTGCCTCCCTGAGAGAATTTGGGCGCGCGCCGGTTCCAAGGTCTCGTCGTTTTGCAGGATCGGCAGCGCCGAAACCGAATTCGCCAGCGGCAATTGTCCGATTGTTGGCATGTCAGAACCTTCAAATGGTGGTCAGGGGCGTTCCGGTCGGGTCAGTCAGCGCCTGGCCATCCGGCGTCGTCAGGGCGTATTGCGGCGCCGGGACCGAGGCCAACGCGACGCAGGGGAGCGTAATGCTGCGCGCCAAGGTCCGCCCGCCCGTCGTGCTGATCGTCACGCTGACGGTATAGGTCGTCAGCGGCTGCCCTTCCGAGAGCCATAGCACCGCGCACGCGCCGTCCGCGGTGCAGGACACCAAGGTCAGATCGCCGGGATTGCTCGGGCTGATCCCAACATCCAAGGTCGCGATCGTATCCCCGGGATTGGCCGAAAGCGCCGGCGTGATATCAAACACATAGTCCAGCGTGTCGCCCGGATCTTTCTCCGGCCAGGCCAGGGGCGTCGGCGGCGGTATTTGCGGGCCGCGCGGCGTCGGCACAAAGCCGTCGATTTGCACATACCGCGCGTTAGACGGCCGCCAGGTATGATTAGCAGGTGTGCTCATGGACCCGGCCTCTCAATATTCCACGATGACGATGCCCACGGCGCCGGCGCCGCCGGCATAGCCGACCGGGGTGTTGCCCACGGACGTGCCGCCGCCGCCGCCGCCGCCGCCGTAACCGACCGCCGAAAAGCCCTCCTGCGGGCCGCTGGAGCCTTTGCCCTGGCCAGGACCGCCGCCGTCGCCGCCCCGGCAAGCCACCGCAATCGAGTCACTGCCCATCGAGCCGCCAAAATTGTACTGCCCACCATTGCCGATCCCGCCGGCGCCGCCCGCCAACGCAAACGCCGCCGCCGTGCCGCCGCCGCCGCCGCCGCCGCCGCTACCCGACAAAAACGCGCCAAAGCTCGAAGTGGCTCCATCATTGCCGTTGGCCGGCGACGGCAGCCCGGCGCCGCCGGCGCCGACGGTCACCGTAATCGCCAACCCCGGCGTCAAGCCGTCAATCACACCAATCGCCATGCCGCCAGCACCGCCGCCGCCGCCCGGCAACGTGCTGTGGTACCCCGCACCGCCGCCGCCGCCAATCGCGGTAACCCGCACCGCGGTCACCCCATTCGGCACGACAAAAATACCCGATGCGTTGAAAACCTGCACCGTCGAGAAGCCCGGCCGCAGCGCCGGCAATTTGTAATTCAGCAAGGGCGCGCCGGGCCAAATCGAAATCGACCCGCCATGGATGGCGGCCTGGCCGTAATTGACCGTAATGGCGTAAAGCCCCACCCAACCCGCATCCACCGCCGGCGTCTGCTGCGAGCCGGCGTTCGCCGCCGCCCCGGCTTTCAGCTGCAACTGCACGCGCTGAATCCGCTGCGTGTTCTGCGGCGTTCCGGAATTGCCCGGCCCCGAATAGGGCTGCGACGGATTCGCCGCATTCACGTACGGCAATACCACGGCATCGGTGTCGGTCTCTGAGAACGCGGCTTCCAGCAGATAGTTGATCGATTGACCGAGCACGGACGGCGTCGCCAGCGTGAAGCTGGCCGGCTGGAGGTTGATGCCGGTTTGCACCAGTTGATCCGACGTATCCGCCGGCAGCGAACCATAGGCGTTGGCATCCACCGACGTGAAATAGGTGATGCTGCCGGGGCCAACGTTGACCGTGAGGGACGCGGGCGACGTCGGCGTGCAGGCCAAACCGTCAACCACGACATTACTGCCCAGCACCGCCGCCGTCAGCGCGCCAACCGCCGTCATGGCATTGCGGTTGAGATTCAAGATATCCGTATCGAGCGGAATGCTACCGGGATAGACTATATTGCGGTCCATGCGAGGTCCTCAGTTTGAGAGATTCATCCAAGCAATACTCGCCGTCGGCAGCACCGATGCGACCGCGGCGTAGAGGTCGGAATCGGTCACCGCACCGCCAACGTTTTCCAGACTGGCGTAAAACATCGGCGCGGTATTGTAGCCGCCGGGGCCAATGCCGTAGCCGCCCGCATTGCTCACCGGCGCGGCGTTGGGCCGGTAGCCGGTGACAAAAAACTGAAACGGCAGGGCCGCGCAGCCATATCCGCCCGCCACCCCGTAACCGAGCCAGCCCGAATTATAGCCGCCGGTATCAGCGGCATTCAACGGCTCGAAAATGACCGGCGCCCGCCCGGTCAGATTGGTCAGCGCCGCCACCACGCTGGCGCGCGTCGCACGCGGCGCCAGCAGATTGGCGCGGATCCGGAGGCTGAACGCTGCATCACTTTCGCCCGCGGCACGCGGCAGCGCCCCGCCAAAATAATCCGCCGAGGCCATGTCCAGAAAACTACCGGAGGCTGTCGCGATCCGCGCCTGCGCCGCCACGTCCTGCAACAAACCGTACAGACCAGTCCAGGCCGCCGCCAAACCGGTCAGCAGCCCGTCCAAAATCGGCGTCGTGTCGCCGAACCAGCGCGCCGGCAAAACCGCCTTCAGCCGGCCGACGAAATCACCGATGTCACCGATCATGTTACGAAACCGCGACCGTACCCGGCCGCACCGCGCCAAACAGCGGCGGTACAAGATCGCTCGTGCCGCCGTTCAACACCACCGCCGAGACATTGGTGACAGCGCTGGAGGCATCGTAAGCCAATTGCGCCAACCTGGTATAATTCAGCGTCGCCCCAACGCTCAAGCCGTCGATATAACTCTCGATGGCGCCAGCCACGGCGGCGACCACGATTTGGTGCGAGACCCCGGCCTGGGTGCTCAACGTCATCGATACCTCGGCCAGCAGCACCACCGGCCCCTGCACCGCAAAACTGCTTCCCACCGGCCGCAGCGCTTCAACAATTTGCTGCACATTCGAAATGAGAGCGGCCGGCGGCGCGCCCGACCCATCATCCACGGTGACCACGAAATTCCCCATCTGCGCAGCACCCGCCTGATTGATGTTTTCGTTGATCACGTAGCTCAGGCCCTGCTGGATGCCCAAGATCGCCGAGCCGATCGCCGCATCGGTGGCCTTTGAAAGGCTCCCCAGATAGCTGCCAAACCGGGTTCGGAACGCGGCATCGCTCTCGGCATCGACGCCACCCGCGAACGCCAAAGCGTTAGTCACCGTATCGACGCCAGAGATCGCCGACGAGATCACAGAGATACTACCGGGTTGCACATTGCCTGCGCTACCAGCACTGGCCGCAGCGGCCAGCACGGTCAAACTCGCGATTCCGCCCGCCAGATTATAGCCTGAGCCGGCGGCATTGAACGCCGGGTTCGTCGTATCCGCGATGACCGTAAAGCTCTGCGAGTTATCCGACGTGGTCACATTCGTGCCGACCGGAATGAACGCCGCGACGCTCGGGGTGAACCGCGAAAACGTCACAGCGCCCGTCGCCGCGGCGGCCGGAAGCCGGAAAAATCCAAAATCGGCGCCGAAACTGTCACAGTCCGAACCTGTACTCGTCGCCAGCCGCGTGGTCGCGAGCACCTGCACGATCAGCCATTGCAGCCAAAGCGCCAGCGACGCGTTGGCCTCCAGAATCGCCCGCAATACCGACCCAACGGTGAGGTCGAGCAAAGCGCTCGCGGCACCCTGCACCGCGGCCGCCATGCCATCCAGCAAAGTCGTGAAATTCTGAAGCGATAGCTGCATCTTTTACACCGAGAAGGACAAGGTACTGGTTTCTTGCGCCGCCGCATCGGTGTAAACGATGGCGAGCGTCACGGTCCCGTCGTTTTCAGCGCTCGCGGCGATCGCGGGCGGCGGCGAATTGGCGACCGCCGTTTCCTGCAGAATCTGCGATCTGGCCACCGCCTGCATCGCCGCCGGCGCCGCCGGCTGGCCGACAAACTGCGCCAGCCCGGCGCCATAGGTCAGCTGCCAGATATAGCCGCCCGGATTCGTCAGCAGCCGCCGCAAAACCCGCTGCTGGGTCAGCACGGTGCCATCCGCAATGGCCAAATCTCCGGTCGGCCCAACCACCAGATCCGCGCCAAATGTCAGCGCAAGATCGGCCATTACACGGTCTCCGACGGCAAGCCCGTCTGCCCGCCTTGCGGATCGGCATGCGTATGGTTGTCATAAGCGCCACGAAACGCGGCCAGCGTGCCATGCGCGCCGGCCCGGTCAGAAATATCGCCGGACACCACCAAATTCCCCTTCACATTCACGGTGCCGGCCTGCAGCGCAATCGTGCCATCATTCAGTAACTTGACGAAACTTCCTGACTGATGCTGCAGCCAAAGCTCACCCGCCGGCGCCTGCAATGGCGTATCAACCGCCGACCACACGCAGCCCACGATCACACCCTGTTCCGAATACCCTTCCTGCGCGAGCACGAGAACCTGGTCGCCCGGCGTCAGCGGCGCCGCCAGCCCCCACCCAGCCCCCACCCATGCGGATAAGATCGGCAGCCAGCCACTCAGCACATTTTCAGGCTGCATCATCACACGCGCCGCATAGGCGGACGGATCAAAACTCGAAACCAGCCCAAACCGCGCAACCCCCGCCAGGCCGTCCATCCCGCCCGCTCGCGCCTTGACGGCATTCCAAAACTGATCCAAATCGCCCCCTCAAGACACCGCATAAGCGCAAATGGCTTGCGTGAATCCGCGCCGTGCATCCATCGACCGCCTGATCGTTTCGATACTAAACGTTTGGTCGAACGGTGTATTCGTTTGGCTCAACGCAATCGTGGATCCCGGAAGCAAGGTCAATTCGCCTGGCATGGTCAGCGCAACCATGCTTCTCTGCCGCGTCAGGTTCGACATGTGATTCATCGCGTAAGCCGCGGCCTGCTGTCCTGTCAGATTGGGACGGATCAAGGTCGAACCTGTACCAGAACCCGCTCCGGCGATCTGCTGGACCACGGTTTTTTGCCGCGTATTCCAAGACTTCACCTTCGCCGTAACCGGAATCGCGGTGGCCAAGTCCAACGCAAGCTCAATGCAGTCGCCAGGCGTCAATGCCATCGAAGCGCTCGCCACGGCCGCGCCGAAATTCAACGTCGTTCCTGTGACCGATAGCCAGAATCCCTCGATCAGGGCCAGCCAGGACAGCAGATTCCATTCCGTGCCCGCGCGCGAATGCAACCCCAAAGCGCTTCTCGCGTGGTCCAGGTCATAATACTGCCCAACCGGCGTGCTCGTCGGCGTCACGTTCGCCTGCAATTGGTGACGGCCGGCAATCGTTACGGCAATCTGGCTGGACGTCTGATTGGCAAACGTCTCGGCAATTTCACTGTCGATCAGCAGGCAGGAAAGATCCCGCCCGGTCAGCGTCGCGGTACTCTCCAAAAGGTCAACCCGGATATGATCAATTTGTCCGGTGAAAATGTTGGCCGATGGCGCCGCGGCAACGCCGATATTGATCGAAACCGTCGCGGCCCCGAGCGCCAGAAAATACGAGGCTCCGGCGGTCAGCACGGCGCCGAGCGCGCAAACCACCACAAATCGGCCCGCGGCAAAATAACCCACGTGCTCGATCTCAACCGAGATGACGCCAGGCAGCACGCCGCCGCCGGCGCTCACCTGCACCTGCGGCTGGCTAACCGGCAATACCGCCTCCGGCCGTCGGATCGACCGGCGGAATCACCAGGGTCGCTATGCCGACAAGCTGCGGATCAACAATGTTATTCGCCTGAGCGATCCGTATCCACTGCGTCGCGTCATTCAAATAGAGCGCGGCCAGAGCGAACAGATTGCCGCCGACGACCGTCACCGTCTGCGCCGTCATAGCGCCGCCACAGCGGCATTCATGGCCGCGCGATTGACATACCCGCTCATGCTTGACAAGGCCGCGAGCTGACCCGCCGAAGCCACGACCTCCGTCAAGCCGGTAATCCCGCTCGCGGCGGTCGCGGCACCCGTCAGGCTGGCGGCGCCTGCGCTCAGCGCGCTGTTCGCTACCGTCAGCCCCGCGGAAACCAGATTCTGCGCGCTCGCCAAGGCGGTGACCGTCGCGCCACCGCCGAGCGATAAAGCCATGCCGGCCTGCCCCGAAAGTCCAACCGCCGAGGCGACGTCGTCTGCGACCAGGTCGCCAAGGGAGGCAACCGCCGCGGCGATCACGGCCACCGGATCAACCGCCACCACGCATGTCAAGGAAAACGGTATCCACCAAGGTTTTTCATACGCAACCGAAAACTCTTCAATCATCACCGTATAAAAAAAACTGTCCCAGAAAAGCGCAAGCTGCGCGCCGGCCGCCGTCGCGGCATCGAGAATCTGCGCGCGCGACGCAGCGTCGGCGCCTGAAAAAATCCCCGAAAACGAGATTTTTCCGGGATCGTCGCCCAGCATGTCAACAACCTGGCCACCGCCGATCAACGGATGAACGGCGACACGCTGTCCGCCTTGCACAGCGATTTTTTGCGGCACCTCAAAATCTTGAAACGTCACGCCGCCCAGCGTGATGACGACCTGGCCCATCGCATTCATCCCGGAATTTGCAAGCCAGCCCAAGCAGGCGTTAATCGTGGATCAAAACCGCCGAAACCCGACGGCGGCAGCCGAACCTGTTCGGCGAAGAAGTTTTCGACCGCGCGGCGAACCGACCCGCGCGCAAAACGCACCGTCTCCTCATGCGCCGCCGGCTTAGACAATGCGCCGTGGGGCAGCGTTCTTGTCGGCAAATTCACCGCCGCGGCGTCTTGAGAATTTCCAACCCCCGGCGTCGCCAATGACGAAGGATTAAGCCAAGAGCCGGACTTTTCTCGCTCGTGAAAGGGCGCCCCGGTTTCGGCCGGCACGCGAATCGGCGCCACGCTTGGCAGAAATTTAGCCACGCTTCTCAATCCAAGACCATTTCCATCCGAAGTCGCAATAACTTTAACGCCGCGTGCATGTCCCGCGACACTCTCCAATAAGCGCAACGAGCGTCTCATAAATGCCGGCTTTCCGGCCCGCCACGCGTCTGCAATTAGCAGCTGTCGACTCGGCAAACGAATTCGCTTCGCAGCCCCCATTTCCGTCAAGCTCTCCATTTGCCCTAAAGCCAGGCCGCTGGCGCGCGAGACGTTTCCGATTGCCCTTCGTCCCATCGGCGCCGCCCAAGTCCAATCCGCCGGCAGGACCGCGTGATCCAGCCACCGCTGCGAACGCAACGGCGAGGCTGGTACCCGTTTCAGACCCGGTTTGCGCCAAAACACTGGGCACGGAGCAACCGATCGATACGTCGCCCGGCCAATTCCCGCCGAATATCTCTGGATCTCTTGCAATCGGCCACCCGCGCCGCCGAGCCGCGGCAACCGGACGACGTCCTTCGCGCCAACCCTAGATCTCATTCCATCGGAGGCGCCGCCAATCAAAATGTAAACCCTCCAAACTTCCAAAGGTCACAACGTAAGCCATCCGTTCAGCTTCATCGAAGCCAAAGGCCATATCGTACGGCACCCCGCACTTCACCAAATACAGGCAATCAATCAGCCCAGGGTGCCGGCTCAGTTTCCCGCCTGCGCCACCACGCTTTCCAGCTTCGGCGGCGAAATCGCCGCGGCGACCGCGGCCGCCCCATCCTCTCCCAACCGCTCGAGCGACGCCTCAACCCCCGCCTCGCCATGGGGAAACGGCAACGGCACGCCGTCGAGCACGGCAACCGAGGCCGCAATCATCGCCAGTCCCATATAAGCCTCGTTCACCGAAAGTTCCGGGCCCAAGGCTTTGTACAGGCGCAACGTCTCCAGCACGCCCACCCGCCGCAGCGTCAGCGTCCGTCCAGCCTTATCCGTGATCACCCTATCCATCACACGCTCATCCGGCTGGACGCGTAAAAGTCAAGCCGCTGCGCCACCGGCGCATCACCGCGATACGCGCCCGCCGAAGTCAGCTTGAACACGGCTCCGCTGAACTGGTAGGTCGATGTCGAGCCATCCGGCTCATTCACATACTGGTACAGCGTACCAGCGGAAATCGACTGACCATTAAAATAGGCCTGTTCGATTGC